CCACCACCGCCTAAGCCGGAGAATGCTGTACCTGCCCGTGTAATGTTACTGGCGAATGGTACTCTGTTACGTCGTGCTGCCATTGCGTACTCAGCCCCTACATGACGGAAGAACAGGAGCTTACGTTCAGAGTCACTAAGGTTCAGGCCACCTAGGGGGTTGATTATAGACTGGATTAACTCATCCTTATTAATGTTATCAAACATGATTACCTCACTATTTAAATAGCTACTTAATTATAACTATCTTAACACACAATATAAAATACAAAATAACTAAAATCCAAATATCCAAAACCCAATTTCAACGGGTATATGACAATAAAAGGTTACACATCAAAATCGTATAATTTTTTTAGAAAGAACTTGGGCAAATAGTGCTTTGATATGATTTGGTTTATATTCTAAATTGTAGGGTGGTAGGGAGGGAATAACAATATAAAGGAGAAATGAAAAAGATCGTTAAAGTTCCTGATATACATCGTAGAGGTTATATGAGTGTTGAAGTAGATAATAATTATAAAGCGAGAGCTTTTTATCTTGGTAAGAAGATGTTCAAGAAAGGTTTGAATATTGGATTTGCTATTGGTATGGCGTTTGGTATAATCACCGGCTTCGCTTTTTTTTACGGCTAATATTTCGTATTTTCTTATATGGCTGATATAATCAAAGAACTATTCTGGCTTCCAAGGGAGGAACAAGAAGATATTCTTGATAACTTATCACGTGAGTATAACCCATTGGAGATTGATGGGGAAGTATTTATGGTACCGAAAGAAGTAACTAATTTAATTGATAGTTTAGTACTGCAAGTAAATAAACTGAGGGTAAAGGTAGGCGAAATGGGGAAGATTGGAAAAGAAAGCTATTAAAGGAAAAGCTCACTACGTATATGACCATATAAGTGAGTTTTACAACGACCATCCTACAAAGACACCAATCGAAGACTGGCGTCAAGGTAAAGAAGATGATTGGGTTTGGAGTGATGACGGTAGAATAATACAACTTTTAAAAGTAAGTACAAGTGTTAGACATCCTGGGGATAGGAAGAATTATAAATATGCGAATGGCTGGGTAAGGACAGTTGTAGGCAGTTTCTTAAACAGGCCAAATATAAAAATGGATACTGATTTCAGCTCACATCCTAATAGATACACATTTAGTAAGAAGATAAAGAATACATCAAATCGTGTATACAAAAGAGAACATGCTACAAACAAAGAGAAAGAGTTTGCGACGAATATAGTTGTAGGCATGGGAGCTATTGATGCTTATAAGAAAGCATATAGTGAAATGTCTTCAAACAAAGCAAGAAAGAAAGCAACAATATTGTTAAAGCAGGAGAGAATAATGAAAGAAATAGAAAAATCAGTACTAGATATAGCGAAGGAGTTGGGTATAGACCACGAATATATACTCAACAAACTGAAACATCTTGCTGATTATAGTGAAGATGATAATATAATACTCCAGTCAGCAAAAGAATTAGGTAAGATAGTTGGAACATCTGGAACAACAGTGAAACAAAGAGAGGTGGGATTACTTGGAGTATTTCAAGGTTTCTCTCCTGAAGAATTGGAAGGAGCAACAAGAGAACAGAAGCAAATTACTGCTAAAAGTGAGGAGGAAGAATGAATTGCCCAGATTGTAATTCACTGAATACAAAGAAGAATGGAGTAAGAAGAGGACTCCAAAGATACTTTTGTAATGGATGTAAAAGTCATTGGACTCAAGGTACTGCAACTCCACAGTTAGTTGGTAAATTCACATCTACGTCTTCAAGTTGGGATGAGTTGAATTATAAATACATTGATGCAGAATTTGTAGGTGGAGAAGGCCCTCCAACTCTTGATGAATTGTTATCTAAGTTTTCTGTTAAGAAGGAGGAATGGGAAGTTACAAATTTTAAGATAAACCAGTGGGACGTTGCAGCTAAAATTGAAGTGGATGGTAAGATAGCATGGAATGTTCATACAAATTATCAGGCAAAAGCTACTCTGTTAAGAAAGATACCAATTAAATGCTCATTTCCTATAATACATGGTGCAGTTGTAAAGCCAATTAACTTTGATAAAGTTAAATTTCAAAAGAGAGAACTTAACAAGTGCATTTTAATCCCTGATTTACAGGCTGGATACAGTAGAGATATACAAACATCAGAGATGACACCATTACATGATTTGAGAGCTCTTAGTATTGTTACAAGAATAATTAAGCACGTTAAGCCTGATAAAATTATTATGCTTGGAGATATGCTTGATCTACCTGATTGGAGCACTCACTATCTTATAAGACCTGAGTTTACATTTACAACACAGGCTTCACTTGATTTTGTTTCAAGTTGGATTGCTGAAGTTAGACCATATTGTAAAGAGATGATTTATATAGAAGGTAACCATGAAAAGAGAATGATTGACAGTATTGTAAAAAACACAGTTCAGGCATATGGAATAAGACCTGCAAATGAACCAGATGTTCCACCGATTGTATCAATACCATATTTGCTTGGATTACATAAGATGGGTGTAGAGTATGTAGGTGATTATCCTAAAGGAGAATACTATATTAACAATAACTTAGCATGTATTCATGGAAACAAAGTCGGAGCTAAAAGTGGACAAACATCAACTAAGCTGCTTGAAAATGCAAGAATCAGTGTAATTAGTGGTCATACACATAGGTTAGAAATGGCTCATAAGACAATATGGTCTCGAGGGACTCCAAAGATATATCAAGCGGTTTCACTTGGAACTCTTGCAAAGATTGATGGCACAGTTCCTTCTGCAAGCGCAAGACATAATTGGCAGCAGGGATTTGGAGTAGTAGAATATGATGATGAGAAGTTTAATGTTGAAGTTGTAGGAATATATGAAGGCCTTTGTATTTACAGGGGTAAAGAGTATAATGCGTTAACATGAACATTAATACACAGAACGTAAGTGAATCTGAAGAAGCTATAAAACTAGCGAGTAAAGATTTAATAGCGTTTGGTAAGTTGTTCCTCCCTAACGACTTTTTGCGTAGTGAGACACCTTTTTTTCATTACGAAGTTGCAGATATAATAGATGATAAGAGTGTAAAACAAACTGCAATTATTATTCCCCGTGGACATGGGAAGACAGTTCTTACAAAAGCATCTATATTAAAAGACTTCCTATTTTGCCCCAAGAATGACTTCTTATTCTATGCATGGGTATCAGCAACTCAGAAACTTTCAGTTGGTAATATGGATTATATAAAACATCACCTTGATTATAATGATAAAATAAAGTATTATTTTGGCAATATGAGAGGTAGCAAATGGACTGAAGAAGATGTGGAGTTGGCAAATGGGTGTAAGTTGATTAGTAAATCTAATGTGTCTGGTATTCGTGGAGGCGCTAAATTACACAAGAGATATGATTTAATTGTGCTGGATGACTTTGAACATGAAGCAAATACAATTACAAGAGAGGCAAGAGACAAGAACGCAAACCTTGTTACTGCCGTTGTTTATCCTGCACTTGAGCCTCATACTGGTAGGTTGCGTGTTAATGGCACTCCCGTACATTATGATTCCTTTATTAATAACCTTCTTACAAGTAGTAAGAAAGCTGAAAAAAGTGGTGATAAGTTTGCTTGGAAAGTGATTACATATAAGGCAGTCACGGACGACGGCTCTTCTTTATGGCCTTCATTTTTCAGTATGAAGAAATTAAAGGAGAAGAAAAAGTTTTATTCAGACTCAGGCCAACCACAGAAGTATTATCAAGAATACATGATGGAAGTAATGAGTGATGAAGATGCTGTTTGGACAAGGAGGCATGTTAGTTACTGGGACGGGTACTATAAAAATGAGGATGATATTAATTATATTGTAAAAGACGGGGAACAAATCCCAGTTAATACATTTATAGGATGTGATCCTGCTACAGATATAGATACTAAGCATGCTGACTTTAGTGTTATTATGGTAATTGCAGTTGACACCAATAATGAATTATATGTTTTAGAATATGAAAGACATAGAAGTATTCCTACTATTGGTAGCAAAGCTCCAGATACAGGTGAGATAATTGGTAAGAAGGGAGTTGTGGATTATATATTAGAATTACATCAGAAATATCAATGTACATCATCTACAGTTGAAGATGTTGCAATGAATAGAAGTATCTTTCAGGCTCTAAATGATGAAAGAAGGCGGCTAAACCGCTACGATATTGCCGTTATTCCTGAGAAACCAGGTGGAACTAACAAGAGAAATCGCATTTATAGTGGTCTTTCAGCTCGTTTTAGTACAGGTACGGTACATTTACGGAAAAATATGTTTGATTTGATTAATGAAATTGTTACTTTTGGGCCTAAAATGTCTCATGACGATACAATAGAGAGTCTTTATTATGCTCAAGTGCATTCGTTTCCTACGAATATGAAGCGTAATAAAGAAAAGAAAAAGTGGTTTAAACCAAAGCGAAAAGCCAAACATTGGCTGGTTGCTTAAACAATAGGAAATAAAATGGCATTATACAAAAAGTTATCGGCTCGTAGAAAGAAAAGAAAAGCTGAGGATAAGTGGGTTTTAGGCGAAAAGCTTACAAAGGTTGGCAGGGAAAGAGGCAGACGCCGAAGGACTTTAAAGAAAGTTGAGAAGGTCTTTAAAGCAGGGGGAGCAATTAAAACTGTTAAGCCTAAAAGAGTGGATAAACCTGAGGGAACTTTTAAAAGTATAAAAGAAACCTTAACTCCAGCACATAAAGCAGCATTAGGAAAGAAACAGAAGATTCGTAAAGGTGCAAAAGGAGTGGAGCTTACTAAAGGCGGCGCGTACGCAAAGTACGAGAAAAAGTCAAAAGCTGCTAGGTCTTTTAGAGCAGCATTTAAAAAGGGTTGTGGAGCCTCTGAATCAGGTTCTTTTACTTGGGACGGACGTAGCTATAGTTGCAAACGGGCAGCTCCCACT